CATTTCGTTTACTGCAAATACAGTGTTACCTACATGTAGTATTACTTTCCCGTTTGTTGTTGATACCGAATAGTTCATTATTGGTTTATTAAAAAAGGCTCAAGGCATTTAACCCCTGAGCCTTTCTGGTTTCTGATTATTTTGTTTAATCTTATGGTATTGTGATTGCTACCGATGGAACAGTTGAGAAATCGTATCCGTTTTTAGTTGGTGTTACGCTCAACAAATCTGCGCTTGTTTGAGTAGGAATTACAAAAACATAAGTACCGGGTGCTGTTTCGGTAACACTTGTTATAGTTATAGTACTAGGTGTTGGTGTAACCTCTTTTAATACAAACCCTCCAATAAGGAGTCCTTGTACTGGAATTGTTTTACCTACCTCTGCACTTTCAACACCCAATTTTAAAGTAAATCCGGTTGTAGTTATTCCGCTTACTTTACCAACTACATCTTGCAATCCAGATAATGAGATCATTGAAAAGTCAGTGAAAGTACTTGCAGCGATCAAACGGATAAGTCCATCACGTAAAGTAGAAGGGAACTCAAACATTAACCCTAATTGAGTTGTGGTTTTGTCGGTGGCAAAGTCGTATTTCGCGTACGCTGATTGCGCAGCTACTGGAATTGGGTACAAATAATCGTCTGATCCATTTGTCAAACCAACAAAGTTACCTTGCACATCTACGAAGTAAACGCCGATATTACCAACACAACGAATACTTTCAAATGTGTCTTTGAATTTTGCCGGTGCATTTGGTAGTAATGCGGAAAATTTACGAACTGACTCACGGATAAAGTTACTTGTATCATCTTCATATTTCTCAAATACAGCATCATCCTTTGGAGTAGTGATGTTTTTTAATTCAGGAGTTGGATACCAACGTTTTGATTTGTCTGCATGATTAATCAAAGCGGTGAATGAAGACAAGGTTGTCATTGTTGCAGGATCAACCTTATTCAAAGTACCATCGTTCGCTACAAGCTGAACGAAGATTGCTTTTTTAATAACTTGAGGGGTTTTGATGCAATTCGGGAAGCCTGTGTTTGACATTCCATCACCGCATACGCATAACTGATTTGCCATTTTTATTACGTGTTAAGAGTTAGATAGTTTTTTAGTTCTATCGGCTCTTAATCGTAGTGCAAATCGCGGCTAGAAAATAGAGTGATAATTGTTACTTACAAATATATAAAATATTTTTATTTATTTGAAAATAATTTATAGAATAATGCAAGCCATGAATACAAAATGATTATCATTTCAGATAGTCCAATAAATAAAAAATATTCATCACTGAAACCAAATGATAAAACCCAACCAATCGACCCAAACCAGAAACAAAAACATACTTTGCATGTGCCGAGTGGCTTTGCTAAAAATTTTGGCAATTTAGAAATGATGTTATAATACCTTTCCAAAACGCCACCTGGCCACATACTAAAATCTAATAACATAACCATCCCGGCCCATGCTATCGCATAATCATACGAGCTCATTTTGGCTCCCCACAATCGCATGGTGGCGGTAGTGGTGTTGGTGGTAATGGTTGTGTATGAGGTCTTCCCATTATGGTCGTGGTTTTGGACAATCTGTACATGGCTTTACAATGTCCGGTTGATTTACTGGTGTCATGGTGTTGGTATTATATTTACTGTTACGTCCTCTGTTATAGAATGCGTAAATGAATCGACTAATACTCCGTTAAAATATATTTTAAATTCTTCTTCCCCACTTATTACAGGTGCTATGTACGCTATTTCACAACATGAATCCTGGTTACGAAGCCATGCGAATTGTATCCCTACTTTTGTCCCAGATAAATGATACTGTGCGAATATTTGACTTTCGCCCTGATTCTGGTTGTTTTTATTTCCGGATATTACTTTGTATTCCCCGAAACGAGGTAAATCAACCAGCTTGTAGCTTTTAATTGAATCCTCATTGATCAACCTGGAATACTTCATTGCCTCATAAAAGGCCATGAATAATTTACGCATTGGTTTTATAGCGTACTTATAATGATCGTCATTACTCCATTTAGCGAAGTCTGCATTATTTAAAAAGTATAGTTCACCGTTGCTTTTCCGGTAAATCATTTCTTCTTCGGCTGGGCTGATAATTTCTTCAACTGGTTCGTGCAACCATATCATCGGTAGTTTATCCCAGGAAAGAAGGTTGTTGTTTACCTTTTTATTAAGGTCAGTTTCTGTGGCCTTTATTGTGCCGTGATAAAATTTCGGTACGTATAATGCAAAGGTTCCGATTGGTGGAGCTGTGTTGCCTGTTTTTGGCTTTACGGTTATGGAAACTCCGTCCTCAATGTCGATTATTTTGTATTCAACCCCATTAATTGTGATAGGAAAACCGAGCGTGGCCCAAAGTATATTGCAAGTGTTTAATGTGAAAGTTCCATCATTGTTATTTACAACCGAAGTCACACCAATAGCGTTGTTTATCCTTGCAACGATTAATTGCAGCAGCTCGTATGTTGACTTCGATATGTCCATTTAGAAACCTGGTATTGAGTATTCTAATTCAATTCCCGCAAATTGTACTGTAAACTCAGTTGGATTTGTGCAAATATAGTGTTGTATTGCTCTGCCTGTTGAAACAGCATCGTTGTAATACTTGTATAGCGGCCCTTCTGGTGTTGGTTTGGATGTGTCAGAAGCATTAACAACAAAACCTTGTGTCGTTGCTTTAAATCTAACTTGACGCATGTATTCCCAAAACAGAAATCCAAGCAGCATTTTTTTCATTCCTTCGGACCGGATCATTATGCAGTTTTGATCAACGTAAAGTTTGTTGTAAATTTTAAGGTAGTTCGCGGCTTGTGGTACTCCGTTAACCAAGTTCGCACTAAAGGCGGTATAGAAATCAAATCCGAGTAAGTCAATTAAATACGATTCCTCATACTCACTTATAAACCCATCAAGGTCGCTAAATGAATCCTGAGGAATCGCATATTTTCCTACAAAATCGGATGATGAAATCAGAATACCCATTTTACTGAGTTACAAAAATGTTCCCTTTAATTGTTCCTACCATTGTACCTGATCCCGTATAGCTTATTCTGTAATAAGGATAAGTTGTACCTATCACTGTCCAAATCTTTGTTTGTGAGGCTACGTTTGTAGGTGTAAATGTTGCTGCTCCACCTGTTGAATATGGTGCTTGTCCCGATGGTGTTTCAATAAATGCAGTCGGTACAGTTACATAGTTCGATCCGTTAACTGATCCTTGTAATGTGATTGTTCCTGCAATCGTTCCAGATGTTTTTGTTACCGTTGCACTTATCGAAATCGTTTTGTAAGGAAGCGTTAATTTGGGTGCTGCCATAACTTCGGTAGCTCCGTTTGTTACAGTATCCAAAGCAATATTTGAGGTACTTTTCAACGATTGAACTGTAGAGTTACCGCCAAAACTATTTGCTACGATATACCCATTTAATACACCTGCCATTGTTCCAGACCCAACAACTTGTATACGATAAAAACGGTATGGATTATCTGCCAGCTCTGTTACCTGAGTGTTTGTAGTAACATCCGTTAACGTCATTGAATCAATACTTACGTAATCAGTTCCATTTAACGATACTTGCACATAAGCTTTACCTGCTATTGTACCCGATGTTTTAGATACCACAAGCTGAACAGAAACATTTTTTGCTACCCCTGTTACTTCGCTTGTTACAGCTATTGGGGTTGCATTTGAAATTGTAGCAGGCGATCCGGTCATTAGAGCTTGAGCATTTAAACCGATTGCACAAAGCGATAAAATCGCTATAAAAAATATTTTTTTCATTATTTCTTTTTGTTAATTGGGTTGATAACCTTTTTTTCTAAATCATCCTCAACAACTTTCTTCTCTACTTTTGGAGCTTCTTCTTTTGTTCCTGGATACGCTTCTAAAAGCGCCTCTTTATCTTTATGTTCTGCTGCTAATTCTTGGTATCTTTCCCAAACTTCGCTTGCATTACGCGAAAGCCCTCTTTCGTTTGGAAATGCAATTGCCGATTTGTATAAATAATTAGCATGAACTTTTACTGATTCTTCCATTGTTTATGGTTTAAATAGAACCCCTACAATTATGCAGGGGTTCTTGAGTTATTATAATTTTTTGATGTCTGCAACACCTTGCGCTAAGCTTGTGATGTGCATAAACGCATTTGCGTTGTTGTTTTCAACTAAGAAGTTTAAGCGTCTGTAAGCTTTTACAGTAACCGTTTCTGTCTCGAAGTTGGTTCCATTTTCGTAGCTGAACTCGATTCCTACACCTGGGATATAGTAGATATATCCTTTTGAGCTATCAAACACGTATGCTTGATCAGATGGGATAAGAGGATTTTCAACAACCAACATTCCGTCGATATAGAAGTTACCACCTAATTGATAAAACAATCTTGCTACACCGTTTTTAGTGATTGAATCACCATCCAAGTTTTTGATCATCTTCAACAATTGAAGATCACGAGGATTCATTGCGATTGTATCAGGATTGTAAGCATTTTGCTGACCAAATGCTTTAATTTGCGCACCCGCTACTGACAACAAGTCTACGATGTCAGCGTTAACTACCGTGTTAGCGTATGACGCTCCAGATGCAGCCGCATTGAATGTACTTGCGTAGTAATCCAAACCTCTGATGATTGGAGATACACCTGTACCAAAAACTAAATCGTTATCAATTTTCAAATCAATAGATGATTTGATCAAACGAGTGATTTGCCCTTTAATAAAAGGGTAATTGGTTAACATGTCATCGCATATATGAACGAAATCGCGCAATTTTTCCATGCCGATTGTACGTTTCTTAAATGTAACTTTAGTGTTATGAGTTGATGGAGCACAACCAGCAACGTTTTTAGCGTCACGTACAACTGTGTCTTGTTCCATGTATTTTACATACTCGTCTGATGTTGGTAATTTTTGGAACAACTCATTCATAAAAGGTTTACGAGTTGGGATTTCTCCAATCGCGCCGCCTCTATGCCATCCACTCAAGTGGTCACGGCCCAATGTATCCCACGAATCACCTGATCCGATGTCTGCGCTTGTTTGAGTTGCTTTTAACTCAAGCATTACGCTACCGGATTTACGAGCAAGCATTTCTTTGAATTGCCCATCGTGTGACTTAAGAGTTTCTTCGATTGAAGCAACCTTTTGGTTTGTGCGTGTTTCTTGAGAAGCTTTTAATTCCCCCGCAATACGAGTTACTTCCTCAGAAATAAGTTTCATTTGCTCAGGATCAGCAGATTTAATTGCAGCCGCTTTTTGCTCTAACTCAGCATATTTAGTTTCTAATGCTGTGTTTTTGTTTTTAAGTTCAAGAACTAATTTGCCTGTTTCTTTTAATTCATTCTGAACCTCTGCTTTTACTTTTAACATAAAAGCTTCTTCGTTTGCTCCAAGCAAATCATCTTTGTAGCAACGTTTAATACGCTCACGCATATTGATTTTGCCGAAGAAATATTCGCTTACTGTTTTTTTGTTGGTTTTCATGGTTTTTAGCCGTTTAGATTAATAGTTCGATGTTTTCATTATCGGCTACAATCTTTAGTGGGAGAACCCGGCTAAAAGACGAAGTGATTTAATTATTACAAATATATAAAAAAGTTTTATAAATATGAAAATTTTATTTAAGGGAAAATTTTTCGACCATTGATTTTGTGATCAGCGGTTTTGGCTCTTCTTCCTTTTTTGTTTCAATTCCTGTTTCAACAAACGCCTTTAATTTCAAGTATTCAGCCTGAAATTTCTCTCCCGCTAAGTCCGTGATGTGACCTTTTGTAAGTAGGTCATTAAGGCTTTGCATGTATTCAATAGCGTCAGTAAGAGACTTAACAGATATAGTTGGCGTATCTGCATTTGCAGGAATCTTTGAGCATGTTGTAACACCCCATAAACGCACATCAGATATAACGCGGGCTTTTTTGTTGTTTGCGATATTTTCGTAAGCATATTCAAGTGTTTCAAACTCTTGGGAATGCCCTTTGATCGCACCAGCTTTATACATCTCGTATGTGTTTCTTCCAACATCAGTGTTAAGCAGCATTTTGGATACGCAGAAAGCGCCTCTTTCATCCACATCAAGACTTTTAACAACACCGCATACATCCATGTGATCGAAGTTGTGATAGATATTTTTGAAGTTTTCTTTTATCGTTTTCGGGTATGCCGATTTCTTCATAATGTCCCCATCACGATCAAGGCCCCATGCAGCAAAATAAAAAGCTACCTCTCCCGTTGAATCGTTAAGGTCCTTCATTTCAAATTGCATGAACTTGTTTTTCTCTCTTTCGGCTGTCCTTCTGAATTTACGATCTTCCATTGTCTGTTGGTTTTTTATCGTTGGTTTTCTCTGCTTGTTTCGCTGCTGCTTCACCCATTTGTTGCTCGACGGTTTTTTGTGCACCGTCCAATTTTACATCGGACAATTCGGCCATTTGTTTGTGGCTGATAGTTCCATTTTTAAGTAAAATATCGTTGGCTTGTACATTGGTGAGTTTTGCTTTTGCTTTCTTCTCCTCGTCTTCCTGCATGATCGGCATGTGTTCCCAGGATGGTTCTAAGTACTGGTCTTTCTCCTCAAGCTTAAATCGCTTTGCCAATTGATTAAGAAGTTTACACCCCAAAGGCTGCATTGTGTTTTGGTAAGTATCAATAAGAGCCTGACTTTGATTTTCAAATGTTGCCCCTTTAGTGGATGGATATAAATCCCTTTTGTGTCCATAAGCCGCAATGATTTGAGCAAATGAATCTTCTAAACCCTCAAATAACATAAGTTGCTTAACATCAAATGTCATAGGAACCCACTTCATAGATGCCTCAGTCATCAATACGTGTCCGTTTTGAGCGTCTAAGCTGTAGTTCTTTTGATATTGTTTTTGAAACGCTACTTTTTCTTCAGGGGTCATTGGGATACTCAGCCCCGTTGAATCGCTTCTTTCAGCAGCAATAAAACCAATCATTCCGCGCTCTGTTACAATTATATTGTAAGATTTAAGCACAGCCATTATGTTGGATAGAGTGACCTGTAATGATTCGATGGTAGGTTTTGCGGTGATCTTGTTTTGAGAAATTCCGTCTATAATGTGAATAACATCTTTTGGATCGTACTTTTTATCATAATCCAAAAGCTCGTAACTTTCAACAATTCCTTCAATGCTTACCTGGTCAAACATTTTACCGGTAAGATTTATTTTCATTGATTCACCTGGCAACCACCATAAAGCTGATGGAGTCGAAGACAGCCTTGAGGGCTGATTTGCATAACAGAATGTTGTTCGATAGATTGCGTTTTGTACGTAGAACTCATAAAGGAAATCGGATTGCGCTTGTAGTGGGTTAGGGTTGGCTAGGAATTTAAGGACTTCGCTTTTTTCTACTTCTTTTCGGTTCTTACCTTTGCCCTGGTAATGTTTTATCTCCATTCCAGAGAACATTTTTGCTCCTTCGGAAATAACAATATTTAGATGTGGGACGTTGTTTGCGAGCTGCATTAGGTTACCCCATGAGCAATCAACCAGGTCAACTTTTGAGTTGGCTGGCTTATAGTCACGTGAGAAGTTAAACTTCCCATTCCTGCCAAGAATTGATCTTGCAAGCCCTCCAAAAACATCAAATAGATTTTCTCTACTCCCTATGCCGTACGTTGGTGTTGCGAATGTCACGATGATAGTTTAGTTCTATCGGCTTGCTATAAAGTGGTTTTACCCGGCCTTACAAAAAAGTGATCGTGTTGTGTTACAAATATATAAATTTATTTTATAAATATGAAAATCATTGTCGATAAAATTGTGAGTACACTCCGTAACGTACTGCATCTATTAGGTGATTGAACGCATCAACAGGCGTATTTGTGGGCTTTCCGGTGTCTTCATCAATCTCCCACATGTATTTTGATAATTCTGTTTTTAGGTTGTGGGAGCTTTCGGTATAGAATACTTTATACTCTTTTAATTTTATGATGCCCGCATTAACAGAGCCCTGACCCTTCCGAGCTAATACGGTTCTCAATTGTAACCTTCTTAGCTGTGCCACTTGGTCAGGGTCATGCTCACAAAATATGGTTTCTCCATTAAATCCGTTCGACTCAAATATTTGTTTCATTTGGATTGGGGCAATACCGGGCGTATAACACATCTCATGTATGTACAGCGTTTCACCTATTCGGACAACCTTAACCGCTGCTGTTGGGTCGTTTGTATAACCGAAGTCAAGGCCACCAAAGAAGGGTTCATCTTTCGGAAACATTGTATCTGGTATTGATTGCCATTCAGGAAAGATAAGCCCTGTTAATTTACCGGTTAATCCACGCGCGTAAACCTTCCATAACTCTGGGTCTTTAATGCCCTCAATCTTTCTGTGTTCTTCCTCTGTTAAAAATGGGTTGTGTCTGTGATCGGATATAAATAGCTGAACGGTTGCCGTAAGATCGTTTGATTCTGGACCGGTTCCTATTAATTTTTCATGCGCCCAAAATGGTGCCGTTGGGTTATAGTCAATATAAATAGTTTTCCGAGTACGAATAGCAAGCTGAAAGAATATAAGCCATGAGATACCGTTAGCTTCGTTACAAAATAAGTAATCACGTTTACCGTTCTTTGCGGATTGCTCGTTTAGGTTTGAAACAAATTCAATAAGTGATCCGTTCTTAAAGTAGATTATTCTATCGGATTTATTCCAAAAGCTTATTTGTGATTGTAAATACTTGCTTCTAGTATATATGGTTTCACTGTCACGATAAGCGCCTTTCTTTAAGTTTGGTATTGATTCGCCGGTAACTGTTATAACCTTTCCCGGTTCATACACTGCCTTATGAAAAAGCAATTGCATAATCGAATAGGTTTTACTCGACGATGTGCCGCCTTGATTTATATTTATTTTAGCGGTTGACTTGTAATTACTTTCAAATACCGGAGAGGTTTCAAACATTTCATTTCGTTTCTACATCGTTTTCATTGCCTGCAAGTGGAGGAGCTGTGTTGTATACAATGAGTGGTTGTGGTTTCATTTCAATAGGCTCGTTACCTGTCGTATGATCAATTCGGTCACCGTATTTTTTTGGGGAACGCTTGGCTGCTTTCCACCTGTAGTGCTGCGCCAACTCCCTAGCCTTTTGAAATGCCATTTGTGCCGTTTCTCCCTTTTCTGGAACATCTAACATAACCTGCTCCGCCTTATCCGCAAATGTTGATGCTGATAATTCTAGTGCCTCCCTCGCGCGCGCGGAATGTTCCTCTCGCGAAATATATCTATGAAGCACAGTTAGCGGAACTCTCAAATGGTCGGCAATTGTTCTAAATGTATGGCCATCCAAAATCAAATCAATGATCTCATCTAACCGGCCATCTAATTTATGTTCTGGTTTTGGCTCCTCTGTTTTACCTAAATTAAGTTCTTCTCTTTCTTCTTTCGGAACCTTAGGTATTTCTCTCTTTGATTTTGCCATTTTAGTTTCGGTTTAAATAAACCCTTTGAGTTAGTTGAACGCAGTGCGACCATTTAACCGACTCAACACGGAGCTCTACTGGTATTAAATGCCAATATTTTTCGTAATATTCTTGTGTTTTAATAAAAACGCTTGCATCAATGATATCACCAACATTAAATCGAAAGTCTGATTCAATCGTAAATGGTGGAATTATTGAATGTAATACAACAAAAACAAATTCAACTTTTATCTTTCCTGAACTCATGCCTTTGTGGATATTCGTTTGGATTATCGTTTCTTAATTCAACTATGATGTGACTTTCGTTTTCTTCTACGATATGGCCGTAAGGTTTTCCGTCTTTGTAACAGAGGGTTCCTTCAAAAGTGAATTTTGGGTAAATAACAACGTTTGCCCTGCCAGTTCCTGGTGATTTACCAGGCTCCAATATTAGATTTGAATTTGACAAGGCGGTTCCGCTTTTACCTCCTATAATTGTTAGTTGTTTTTCTTTCTTTGCCATTACTTTATATTTTCAAGTGGGTACGCGTCCAGAATAGACTTTTTATTGATCGTGATGTCATACGTACCAGGATTCTTTTCATAGTCGTGCTTAACCTTTACTGACACTTTTGTCGATGCATAATGCAATGCGGCATGGACATGTAAATTTATTAGTCCTTTAACACTTTCGATTAATGCAGGCTTGTCTAAAAAATAATCGTCTATTTCGTCAATGTGCTTCCCTAACACGTCTTCGATAGAAGGGATTATTTCTTGAAGTTCTATTTTGTCGCTCATTACTTCCAAATATTATCAATGATGAATTGATGATCTTTTATTTCTCTATCCAATTGCGCTATTTCTCTATCCAGCTTCCTTATTTTTATTTTCCAATAAATAATTGGCGCATAAAAAATTATCAATGTGATAAAGCAAACAATTTGTGCTATTGAGCAAATCACAACCCAGTCCATTAGTGGTAGAATTTATCAGGGTTAAGTCTTAAGCGTTTAATGTACATTGGTTGGCAATTAATGAATCTCATTGCGCTGTCAGTTTCCATTATTACGGTGCATTCGGGTGGATTCAATGTATTTAACACTTCTCTCGGTTGGTAATATGATGTTTTCTTTCCGAATAACCACTCGAAAAATTTAGGTTTTTTCTTCATTTTTTTTCTCTTGTAGAATACGCAATAATCGAAAGCAACATAACAACTACAAAATGAAAAGCTTTTTCTTCGCTCATTCCTCTCTGAATTTACCTGTTTGATAATAAAAAACTGAAACTTTCCATGCTCGGTGAAGTAAACGAAAAAAACCTCCTATACATCCTAATAAGATGCAGGGGAGGACGAATAATAGGATTAAAATAATTCGTTTTGCTTTTGTCATAACCCAAATTTACATATTTATAAAATGATTTGCAAATTTATAAAATCGTTTGTTCATAATGCAAAAAGGTTACGTTAATTTGTTTGTTATGCAAATTGAACGTAACCACGCACCCGAATGTTTTCCTGATCCCGCTGGAGTGAGCCACAAATGCAGCTTTCAGCGTTTTTAATGTTAATCCAACCCACAAAACAACCCTACTCATTTTCAATTACTTGGTTAAAACGGATGCGTAAATTACGTTACGCTTTAGGCTACTAAAGCAGCTCTTTCCAAAAAGGAAATAACTGCCGTTTCTTTAGGAGCCTTTAGAAAATTTACATTTCCTCCTTTGCCGAAGACGTTTGCGGCTAAATCATCATTTCGCCTTGTTTTTTCATGTTTTACTGGTTTTAATTTAAAATTTTCTTGTTGATTTTCAATTAATTACACGTTTGGTTATAAATTATTATCGCATTTACTTGCATTTTCATTTCAAACACAATATGTTTGTATCAGAAATCGTAACGCAAACAATAACGCTACAAAAATAATCAAAAAAATGATAGTAGACGCAAAAACATTAAAAAAGTGGAAAATCCGGGTGCGGTACGGGGAAAAATCCCTTATCGCCTCAAAAATGGGATTAAGAAAGAGTACTGTTTCAAATGCCTTTAATGGTCACGCCGCAATAGAAACAATAGATAAAATAAACAACTACTTCAAAACAAACAAATAACATGAACCTCGACAATTACAAACTAGCAGCTCCCGACTACTTCTTTGATAAAGAAAGAGAATACGAGCATAAATGTTCTGAATGTGGATTCACAGTAGAAGAAAACAGAAAGGATTGTCGGTTATGTTACGATTGTGAGCAAAGCTATTTAAACAATATAGAACCATGAAAACAGCAATTATACTAGGTGTTATAACTCTTATCGTCGGGATTATAATAGCATTCAAGCGAAAATCTGACAAGGATTTTAACGGTTACAGCGACCGAGACGATTATTACGGGGGGATATAAAATGAAAAGAATAATACAAGGTATCTACAATCTCATTTGGTTTTTGAGAAGTGATACAAGAAGGTAAAAATCTATGGCGGATTAGTTTAGAGTGACAGCCGGGAAAGACCAGCAAACGGGGAGGTAGCGGAATTGGTACACGCAGCTAACTGGAGCTGATATGACGAAAGTCCCATGACTAATATCATTGCAGGTTCAAACCCTGCCCTCCCCACAAGATTAGTGAAGTTGAAGGACGTTATTTGACATAGTTGCTATAAGCAACGTTTGCAATGCAGAGATAGGCTG